AGATTGGTGGTCATCCGATGGCCGAATCGATCAGGAAGCTAATGTCCAAGCACAGGTTTGATGGTTTAGAAGATGCGAAAGAAAAGCTTGCTGCAATTCTAAAGGATCTTCCTGAGCGTACTGACGAAGGAATGGTATCTGAAGAGGATGCTGAACTGCGAGAGCAGAATGCAGCGATGAGAGAGAAATTGTCCCTCCTTACTGAGAGGGTAGAATCGTTGGATGCTAAATTGAGGAAAGCTGTAGAAGTTGGCATGGAGGCAGATGCTCAGCGCGAAGATGCTGAGGGCCGCGTGCAAGAAGCCGAGAAGGAGCGAGACGAAGCGCTGGAGGAATCTACCAGTGCTGAGGCGAAGCTTCAAATCGAGGTTTACAAGCACGATAAGGTTGTTGGATTGGCAAATGGTAGACAGTTGTTGAGTCTCATGGAGGGTATGACCTCCGAGGCCGTGGTTGACAGATTGGTGACGGAGAAGGGAAGTAGAGATGTCTCTGAGCAGCGTCTTGTGGATGCGCGAAAATCATTGCAGCGTGGCACAGGTGAGCAGCAGGAGAAGGGATCGTTGAATGAGGAAAAGGGTAAGAAGCCTAGTGGTCGGGCAACTGACGACTTGGGTAATGACATGGACTTCATGAGACGACTGTCAGGTCTTGAGTAAGGCCGTTACAACCACGATTGAGGAGTAGAAAATGAGTAATGAAAGTAGCGAAGCAAGGGCACTGCTGGAGCAGGCGGGTCCGAGAACGGTTCACGACGATAGCTATGCTAGCGCCTGTGTATCAAAGTGGAGTGATCTCCTTGAGGGCATTCCGGTCAAGTATGATCGCGGCTATACGAAAAAGGCCACTGCGATCCTTCTTGAAAACGAGATGGAGCACATCAAGTCGTTCCATGAGGATACTCTTAGCACCAATGCAGGGTCGTTCACGAAGTACGTGTTCCCGATCTTGCGCCGGGTGTTCCCGAACCTGATTGCCAACCAGTTGGTATCGGTTCAGCCGATGACGCAACCTGTAGGCGGAATCTTCTATTACGAGAAGAAATACGATGACAGGAAGGGCGCGAAGATCCCGCAGAGTTCCATCACGAACACTCCTACTACGATGGCGTATGAGGGTGAGCTTGATGCGGACGATAACGTCAACCAGAACTTCGCCAAGTACTACAGCAGCGAGTTTGTGGATTATGATGCTGTTTGTACGGACACTGGCGCTGCTACTGTTGGTGCGTTGACTCAGGCAGCTGCCAATTGTCGCACAACCGAGTGGAATCCGATCCGCGCCCCCGCGACTGTTGCCCAGCGTACTTTCACCGTCAAGGTTTACTATCGTATTAACGATGCTGATGATGGTGGTGCTGCTTTGGAGGTTATCGCGACGTTGGATCAGACTGGTGTGACCACGAACCTCGTTGATAACACTGCGAACACCAACACTGTTGGTACGTTTGACGTGACGACTGGTAACTGGTCGGTCAATGCGGCTGGTTCTGCTGGAGCCAATAGTCAGTTCACCAACAATACTGTGATTTACGTCCAGTACTTTGTGAATTGGGAACTGGTTGGTTACACAGCTGGCGCGAAGATTCCCAGCATTTCGCTGGACATCGCTCTGCATACCGTACAGGCGGAGAGCCGCAAGCTGAAGTCTCGTTGGAGCGTTGAGGCTGTTGATGATCTTCGTGCGCTGCATGGCATGGATGCTGAAGCTGAGTTGGTAAGCACGTTCTCTAGCGAGGTAATGTTGGAGGTTGATCGCGAGATCATCACTGACCTCGTGAATGGTGCTGCTCACGCTGCTGCGTACACGTATGCTGCAACGACACCGGGCGAGCTTGAGACTATCCGTCTCTTGCTGACTCAGATCAGTGCTGTTTCGGCTGAGATTCACAGGACTTCTGGTAGGGCACCGGCCAATTTCTTGGTTGTATCTCCCGCCGTTGGTGGTCTTCTTGACCAGCTGTCGTCTCACGGCGATTATGCGTCGGTTGAGCAGAATGTGCAGGATGCCAGTTATGGTCCGATCACTGCCAATTACGGTATTGCTCGTATCGGAACGCTGCTGCGCAGATACGCGGTCTATCAGGATCCGTACATGACTACCAATAAGATCCTTGTTGGTCTGAAGGGTAACAGCTTCTTGGATGCCGGTTATGTGTATGCGCCATACGTGCCGCTGCAAGTAACTCCGACGTTCTTGGATCCCGATGATTTCACGTTCCGCAAGGGCGTGAGGACTCGGTACGCCACCAAGATGCTGCGTCCTGAGTATTATGGTGTTGTTACGGTCACTGGCCTTCCGACCGTGACTACTACGCTGTAGTAGGTCTTAGTTGGGCGCTGTTGCGCATCTGTCTTGGGGCCGAGTTGGTAGCAATATCGGCTCGGCCCCCTTTTTTTGAGGAGAAAAACAATGAAGATAAAATCATACATGTTGACGAGGGGTCAGGACAGAGCTTGTGTTTATAATGCTCTTAGAACTATTGTCAGGCGGGGAAATCAGCCTAATGGGATAGAGCAGGTTCCTGTATCTTTTGTACCGGGGAAGATCACGAGGATAGATGCTAAATTGAACATGCAACCTGCGATTGATGATGGCGCGGTTGTAGAGGTAAAGAAAGTTATTCCGAAGGTGATTGCTCCTCCGGTTGTTGCTCCGAAGCATGTTGAGCCGAAGGCAGTTGTTGCTCCTGTTGTTGAGGAGCCTGTAATCGCACAGCCGGTTGCTTCTCCTCCTGTCGTAGAGCCTGTTGAGCCAGTAGTGGAAGTTGATGAGCCTTTGGAGGTTGACGTTGGTATAATGACAGCGACGGTAGATCCGGGCGATGATGGGAAGCTGGGCACTGATGATGACGTTGTCACTATTACGCCGAAGGACAAGGACGATGAAGTTGTCGCAGCAGATGACGATGAATACGTTGATGACGACGGCGAAGAGTATGTTGATGATGAAGCTGCTGAGTACGAGGAGTTGGAAGACGGCAAATTCCGTTGTTTGGTATGTGCTCGTGCTGGGGAAGAGAAGATCCTTCGCACTGAAAAGGGCATGATTTCTCATATTGAGAAGACGCATTAGTAGAAAGCGAACTGGAGTTCGCGGGGAGATAGGAAATATGAGTCTGTTGTATGAGAAGCGTTTAGATAACACTATTCCTGCTGGAAGTTTTGGCGATGCAGAAGGCATAGAGATCAGAACGAAGATGGGATCGATTGTGGCAAGCGGGCATGTAATGTCTGTCATGCCTTTTGGATTGATCGTTCGCGAATCAACGGGAGATACAAAGTTCTATGGTGAGAACTTGTATTTATTTGCATCGCTTGAGAAAGATCCGCCGACTATCGTAAAGGGTCAGTTGTTGGATACATCTCTTGATGCGCGGGTGCGTGAGAAGCTGTCCTCGATGGGGGAAGCTGGAGATCCTGCTCCGTCTAATACTGGCGCGAAACCGATTGATAAAAACGCCACAGATGACGAGTACAAGGATAAGGATGGAGAGAAGGCGAAGGATTCTGGCGATAAAAAAGATGATAAGAAGCCAGAAAAGGATGATGAGAAAGACGATGATGCTGTTGCAGATCCTGACTCATCTATAGACACAGAAAACTTGCCGGATGACATTAAGCAGGCGATTGTATCTGCGAAGGATATGGACGAAGGGCAGTTGAATAGCGTGCTTAGTGATATTTCAGACGCTGCATTAAAGGCATTGAAGAGGAGCGGTGTTGCTGATGGTGAGCTTTTTGGTTTGGTACAGAAGATAAGTGATTCTTCTTTTGAGGTTCTTACGGGCAAGAAGCCCGGAAAGAAATAATCGTGCGTTTTACTGAAGCAGAGGTAAAGTCTTGGATCTATCGTCGTCTTGGTGGCGGGGTTGTAGCGGTGGAGTTGACGGACGATCAACTTAACGATGCTGTTGTTGGTGCCAAGGAATGGTGGCAGGGCTGGGTAGGACAATGCAAGAGCGTGTTGTTTACGCTTTCTAGCACGACTGAATATCCAGAGGCGTTGATCGCTTCTGACATTGATTCAGTTGTTGATATTGTTTTTGAGCAGGCGAACAGTAGTTTTTCTGATTTATTCAGCTGGGCAGATGTAGAGATCAATCCATATACGTGGGTGTATGGTGGTGGGCAGGGTGGATATAGCACGTTGGTGCAGTACATGCAGTATCGTGAGATGGCGCGACAGATTGGATCTTCTGACAAGGACTGGGATTGGGATCGTGCCAGCAGATCGTTGATTATTACTCCGTTGCCAAATGCTGGGGCGCGGGTACTGGTAACGTATATTTCCACTGCGATGACTCTGGAATATTTGACCAATTACGAGATGAGGATCTTTAGGAATTATGCGTTATCTCAGGCGATGAGGACGCTGGCGACTATTAGGATGAAGTACTCTGAGAAGCCTTCTGCCACTGGTGGGTTCAGCATGGACGGGGACGCCATGTGGGCCAACGCAGAGGCTATTGAGGGTGACATGGAAGAGAAGGCGCGGCAGTTGCAGCATCCGGTAGGATTTTTTGCTGAATAGACGAACTGGAGTTCGCAAGGAGAGAGATCATGTTAGATATTCACGATTTGAAAAAAATGGCTGCGATAGTAGAAGGAATTGTTTCTCCTGAAGAGAAGAAACTCATGAGTGGCAGTCGAGAGGATGCCGATGGCGCTTTGCGAGAGAAGGTAAAAGGTCTCATGGAAGCTGACATGGGATCTGCTACTTTGACACCATTGATAAAGATGGCGGACAAGAAGACGCTTCATCCATGGCAGGGCAAGGAATCAGATAGCGAGATTGCGTTCAACTTTGAGAACGTGATGGACGCGCAAGAGCTTTATGACTTCATGGTCAATTCTGGGCTTTTGTTGCCGGGAGAGGTGCGGCTGTATGTATCTGAGCATCAGGTGTCTGTGCATTTTGCATCTAGCGTGTTGGTAAATAAGCCGGATGTCATTCAGGCAGCGATGATTGCGTATTATGATTTTGTAGAGGATACAGATGAAAATGATGATGCGTATGAGTCGATGGTACAGATTGTTGATGATCTCCTTGTAGAGCGGGTAAAGATCTCCGGGGCACCGAAGGGCAAGAAGGGGAATCCTTTTCACAATAAGGAGACTGGGAAGTTTTCTGGCGGCGCGTCGATTGACGGCGAGGGCGGCGGATCTTTTTCAGTTGGAAAAACGAAGCTGAAGTACACAGGGGCGAAGAAGAGCAAGAAGGGTGATCTGGTTGTCAACTTTGGATCTACGAAGCATCCTTGCGGGCGTGCGGCACGCAAGAAGGGCAAGGACATTCGTTGTTGGGATGGCAAAAAGGGGATGGGCATTAGGATTGCTGGTGTGATGGGCAAGCGGGTCAAGGGCGAGGAGATTTCCGACGATGATCTGAGAGGT